CTGTTGCGGCCATACATCACCCTAACACCACGCCATAGCCGAACACGCCGAAGATCGAAAGGACAAACAGCACGAATACGCCGACCAAGGCCAGCGTTGCAAGACACTTGGTAAATTCATCGAACAAATTTTTTAAATCCACTTGCGTTTTAACTCCTCGGCCTCAATGTCGTCTACGATTAGCCGTAAAGCTTTATCCGAAATAAATCGTATAAAATCATGACTGCCACAAAGTTGAAATTTTACGGCTGTCACCCGAATTTTGTCGTTTTGAAAACTATACTCAACAATCACATCAAAATTATAAAGAATCATTTTATGCTGATGGATTAGCTTGTCGGGTTTCATGCTATTAGGCACTTTCCTGCTTTAAAGTCAGCAATTGTAAGTCCACCAGTATACTGCATGTGACATTGTTCACGAAAAGTCAAAAATCGTCCACTCCATTCCAGCCCTAACTTCTCGCCTATTTCTCCACATTTTAAAAACAATCCCGCGTTATTCCAAACAGCTTTACCGTGAATTATTGGTACAAAATCAAAGGCAACACGGTAAGCGTGGTAGGAAGAACCTGGCTTTGCATTAGTGACCCTGTTACCGGGTTTCGTTCGTCCGATAGCGTACAAAGCGGCCTGTTCTTCCAGGCTTCTGTACGTGCAGGTTATCAGCGTTTCAATACCTTGCTTTGCACACTCGTCCACAAACTTATGACAAAGTTGTGCAACATGGGGTTCTAAATCACTGATATTTCTGCTCATATCAATAGTCGTCTGAATCCCAAAACTCATAGTTACTTTGCAAGTCGCGTTCTTCCTGCATTTTTAGAATACCGCCGGCCTTGTAAAGCAGATAGGCAACAAAAATAACCATTGTAAAGAGGGTCAAACCTGAAATAATCCAAATTTCGTTTTCAATCATTTTTTTATATTTCCTATCTAACGACAAGGGTATTGAGTCTAACATTTTGAATAACATGATTTTTTATCCACAAAAACTGTGGATAACTGTCTATTAAACTCTGTTTTTTATTTGCTAATGCGTTGACAATAATACTGTTTGTTTAGATTGTCTAATTTTTATACAGTTCTTTTGTTTTTTTTCGGGTTTATATTCAAAAACATAAGCTTTGGTGTTTCTACTTTGCGCTGTTTTCGGTCCCTATCATCGGCCCATTCCTGAACCCATTTGAGCGCATCGCTTTTTTTGTAGAAGATCATGTTTCCCTCTTTCCCTTCGGGTTCCAGTGTGCCACTACATTGGTTCCGCATGATCTGTACGCATTGGTTGTAGCTTAACCCCATGAGTTGGCTGAGTTGTTTTCGGGTTATTGTTTCGTGCATTTTTTACCTTTTTTTTATTTATAAAGGGACAAATAAAATTCACCTGCCCCGTTTTTTGTCATTCTGTCCCTTTATCTTTGTCATTCTGTCCCTTTGAATTGTCATTTTGTCCCTTTATGTCCTCTGTAAGCTTTGGTATTCGTGGCCTCCAACACGCTTAAAACAAGGTAAAAACAAGAGAGCAAAAACGCGCGCGCGATAAAGACCCCAAATTTCTACATTCAAATGTCCGGTTCCGGTATTATTTTTACGACGACTTTACCTTTAAAGTCCACGTTAAAGCCATGATAAACCCAGTGTAAAATAAAGTCTTTATCGTTCATTCTCAGGTATTCGGCAATAGAATCCAGGCCGCATTTTAGCATACTGATACAATTATCCTGGTCATAGGTATGTCTGCTAGGCGGGTAAAAACTAACGCTTATATGGACCTTAGCGCCGCCAGGATTAACCAATCCGGCTTCTTTGCACAGATAGTAAACAGCGTGTTTGTACTGCTTCCCGGCTTTCGCTTTAACTTGCCAGCAATAGCGGCCATTCGGAGATAAGGCTTTTGGTGGCCATGGTAGCGTTACTTCATTATCCATCACTTTTTTCCTGTTTCTGCCAAATAACATCTTCCCCATCCTGCCGCATTGAACTCATACACCAGGGCTGCTCTTCGCTCACAGTACAAGGCTCGGTAAACTCAAAGGCACATTCACGACATGTTTTACGATGAATAGCATGATATTTCACGCCTTCGTGTTCAAAGCTTTCCTCGTTCAGCACAGCCAAGCCCACACCACCAAAGCGGCGATAAAAACCCAGATCATCCATTGATCTACCAGATATTGAAGGGTGTCCATGCTAATCCTCATCGCTTAATTTATTAAGAATATCAATAGCGTTCTTGATTTTTTCAACATCTGCATCCATCGCGTCGTGTCGATATTGTCTATATCCTGCCATTGTTCGGTGATACTCTGCGGCTTCTTCCTGTGCTGATTACAGACCGATTTGCAGCGCATCAAAAATTAAGTTTTTATCTTCAATCTTCATCGGAATAGTAGTTATCGCGCTTATCGGTTTTACGGCCCTTAAAAATGGTGCTTTTAACCCAGTCTTTGGTACGCTTTTCTTCACATTCCGAACAAATGTAATCACCTTGTCGGGCTGTGTTTATCTTCAATGAACGATCTACCCAATGTTTTCCGTAGCGGCAATAAAACTCGTCACTCTTGCTCATTTGCGCTCCAATAATGCTGCTAATTCAGCAAGTTCACCAGCCAATTTAACCAGTTTTCTAGCATTACTTATTCGGTGGACAAATCGCTGTGAACTAAACAGGCAATCCCCTATATCTGATCGTTTTCTCTCATAAAGTTGGAATATTCTTCCTATTTCTTCTACTTTTTCACTCATGCTCATGCTCAATGTCGTCCTCCCTGCGTCGATGGCGCTGTATTGTTTTTAACTGGTGCAGGGTGCGCTCATCCTCACAGTCTATGCAAATGTAATCGCCCTGCCTGGGAGAATGAATCTTGGCTTCCTTATGTGCAAAGTGTTTTCCATATTGGCAGTAAAAATCGTTACTCATCTTGGCAGACCAGAAGCAATCTTGAAAATCTCTTGGCGACAATCGAATAACTCTCTTTGCAAGCTTTTGATTTCGGCTTTTAAGGCCAGCATATCGTTCCAATAAAACAACATAGTTCGTTCCCATGCTGGACTCATACCTTCCGCTTCTTTGTATTTTTCTAATATTTCCTGAATGTTGTTCATGCGGGTTTCCATGGCTCGGTTTTGTTCTTGGAAATAGCTGATATGCGCTTATCATCACAGTCGGCACAGGTAAAATTCCCCTGCCGTGAAGTTGGCAGTCTGTCAATTTCATAGTGCCACTGGCTGCAATAGCGACAAAAAAACTGCGGCTGGGGGCTGGTAGGTTCGGGTTTGGTTTCGTGGGTGTTCATATTTTCCGTAATTTGTCTCTTAGTTTTTTATTAACTTTTTCTAAGGCAATACGTTTATTACGTTCTTCCTCATAATTTTTACGAGCGTTAAAATAATTATTCCTTTCCTGCACAATTTTTGATAGTGGCTCATCCTCTTTAAAACGGGTAAAAACGGAAATAACCAGTTCACCACAAATATGATTACCCTGTGTTTCTATATGCACAGGGTATCTCGTACAAATTCCCTTTGATTTATTAGGACTTAATAAAGATTCCATGCTTTCGTTAAAATGTGAATGTGACCAATAGGCGCAAAAATAGCAACTCATTTTATTCCTTATTTAGTAAATATTAGATTTAAACGTCGATTTTATAATAAGGCATATCTTTTCTTAGTTTTTTATTTTCGTGGCGTGGTGATGCCTTCACTTCGCCAAAAACACATTTTTTTCGTCATTATCTCGATTATGTTTCAACTTCCCGACATGACGGTGTGCGTCATCCAGCACTTTCATGATGAAAAGATAACTCTTTTCCTCCGTCCCGCCCAGGCTCTTGTCCCGGAAATGCTCTAAGGCCAGTTCTTCGGAAATTCCGATAAGTTGCTTCAAGATCGTGATAGTGTCGTTGTGCATATCAATCCTCAATGTAGTGTTTGGCTCTGGCATTGTGCTTGACGGTTTCAATCAGGCTATGCGCCTTGTCCAATATTTTCACAAGTTCAAAGTATTCGCTTTCTTCTACGCCCGTCATTTTCCGCTGCCCGTAGTATTTCGTTTTCAGATCGTGGAGCCAGCCTATCAAGTCCTCAATAATTTTGATGGTTTCGGTTTGCATTGGTTACTCCGGTGGCTGTTCGTATGGATTCCCGCGAAAGTTCTCAAAGCGCGTGTACTGCCCAAGGAAATGAAGCCTAACGGTTCCCACTTGCCCACACCGGTGCTTGTCGATAATGATTTCGGCTATCGGTGCCCTGTAATTCTATGTCGTCACTCATAACATTTTCCTTATTTCAGAAAACTTTTTACGGCCTAACTCTTTGTTCACTTCCGCCGGCTTATGATCGATAAGGTTTGGGTTTAACAAATGCTCAGGCTTCCAATCGGGCCAGCCGTCCTGTATGAGCCGGTTATAAACAGGCGTTATTAACTCCATTGCTACTTTCAAGCTGCTTCCAAAAACATTTTGCATATCCAACTTGTCATCTTGGGAAATATAAAAAACCAGTGGATGTTTATAACGAAACCGTATGCTGCCGTGCTTTTTCTTGCTGTAAGCCAGTATTCCATAAACCTCGTCTACGCTTGGTACGCCTTCAAGTTCGCGGCTTAGGCAATATTTCTTAAACTCCATGAGATCAGGCGGCCATGCTTCGGCTTTTTTTAACGTGACGTTAATACCTGTCTTTATTTGCTGATCTGTTAATCCTGCCAATAACTTCTGCCAATCCTTTGCCGTTTGGCTTAAATTGCCAGCCTGATCGACATGCTCCCCATAGCGAACATCAGAACTCCATTTTTCGCGGTAGATTTTAGTCATCATTGTCCAGATGTAATCTATCGCTCTTAAGCTTAAGCCATTAGTTGATGGCTCTTGCAAGGTCTCCTCTGTCTCGCGCTTCCTTTTCTTCGAGCCTTCTGCTTGCTGCTGCGATTTTTTCAACGGGATTGAGTTTCCGACCAGTTGAAGGATAGGTTTCATCGTTTGGTCTATGTGTGCCATAATTATCACCGCTAGAGTTGAATTGTTTGTTTGAAGAACCGTTAACCTTGTCCGGGTGGTTCTTAGTTTTATGTTTTTCCTTTACCTTGCTTAAAACGATTGTCAGGGCATAAGCAAAGCCTTTTTCTCTGGCAATCGCCTCATTACCTGCATAATAAAAATCCTCCCAAGTTGCCCCTTGTTTCAACGCATCGACCAAATCGCTATGTGAAGGGTTGGTTGGACTTATGCCCTTTTTACCTAACATCCTGCAAACATTACCCCCCGTTAATTCACAACTACCGTTTTCAATTTCGACAAAATCCATTTTCGCGCGCGTGTATCTCTCTCTCTCTATGGAATCAGGAATCAGTGAATCAGCAGGATATTCACCGTGACTTAACGGTGTGTTAACCGTTATATCACCGTTAACAGTATTTTCTTTTTGTATACAATAACTTATGTATTCACTATCGGTTAAAAACGGAAGCGTTGAAGGTTTTTCTGTGTGATGTGGATTCTGATGTTTTTGAAAATTTACGATCTGAATTATGTTGATTTCGTCCACTTTATAACGTCGGATGTGACCTAACCGTTCTATAACCGTTAATTCACCGTTAACGTCTACATCGTAGTAAGGGAACACTTCAGCCTTGATTAATCTCGGTATGTCTTTCAGCAATCCAGACTTATCAGCAAGGCACCATAACCCAGCAAATAAAAGCTGTGTAATGGGTCCAGCATCGGCCAAACATTCTTCTTTAAAGAAACCGGGTTTTATATTTCTTGAACGCATAGCAATTACTCCTCAGTTTATTTTTTAACTTCATAAATACTGCTCACATTTTCTGCATTGCAGATTTTTTTTAGTTCTAATATTTCGTTATGGTATGCCAGTGCATTGTCACGATAATTTTCATTATTAGCCTCCCGCGACTTATCTTCATTAAAGAGATTTACAAGTTTTTCTATCTTCAATAATTCACGAATAAAATAATTTTCCCTTTCTACAAGCTCTCCATATAAATTAAGTTGATCCTCCCTATTCGGTAGTTTTTCTACCTCTATATAAAATTCATCCCTCATTGCATCAATATCTTTTTCCTTATTCCACGCATAATTGATAAGTGCATACATGACATGACGTTTTTGTTCATAATTTAAAACAGTTCCACACAATACATTCCTAGGGTTTCCGTCCCAATCAAACATTGAATCCCTATGAAATTCATCATCATTAAGCTCAATTAATTTTTTTGCCATCGGTTTATCTCCATAATACAAATGTATACAAATTGTTATCACGACTATTAGAATACGTGGTAAACTATTGTACATTATGAACGCAAAATGTATACATAAAACTATGATAGAGCACAAAAATGTAAGGGTACGTGAAAAAACATGGACTAAATTAAAAGAGCTATCAACAAATAGTGAACTGTCTATGACCTTGATAATTGATAATTTGGTAAAGGAACACCTTTCCAGACAAGCCCAAGACACAAAAAAGCCCCACACAGAGAAGTCCATGCAGGGCTGATTGTCTAACGACTTAAATTGTGAGTCTATGCCTAGAATCATGGGCTTACCAGTGTCTTTTTGTTAGATAAAAAAAGGGGGGGTCTATTATTGCGCCGTATTTATAAGTTTTTCTATCCGTACAAATACTTACTTTTCAAAAAAAAAACCGGCATGGCAAGAGAAGGCGATGGCCGGTTTGAGGGTGTGGAGACATTAAAAATGAGGATATTTTAAGCATTGGAAACCGGCTTCTCTATTGACGTTGAGGAAATATCCGGTAAACTTCTTATGGCCCGTTCGGGCATTTCAAAAGGTGGAAAGATCACCGGAAACCCCGCATTGAGTTAGAGCTTTGCGGGGTTTTTTTGTTTATTATTTTGGGTGAAAACTGGTTTTGGATTTTATACCTAGTTGTCATGATCTGGAAACAATTAATTTCTTTACGGGATTTTTTATCAAAATTTCCTCAATTTTTAGGGCATGGAGTTGGAGCAATAGCTATAATAGACAAATAACTTTGCACGAGCCTAAAAAATGAATGACTGGACAGATAACACTATTTTAGAAAACTTGCGTTATATCCGTTCTGATATAGACGATCTTAAAAGAAAGATGGATGTTATGTTACGTGTGGTTGGTGAAGGAGGCATGTTATTAAAAAATCAGCTTGAAAAGAACCTGGATTCTACAGAGAGACTTGCGACTGCTTTAGAGGAAAACACCAAAACCAGATCAAGACATAGCATATATGAGTAAAAAGATAACCGACGTTGGCACGAGGGAACTAGCTAGATTCTTGGGTACAACAGATGGCTTTGCTTACCAGATAAAAAAAGGACTACGCCAACTTCCTGCTAAGTATTGCCAGCGAGTATCACTCCACTTTAGCATCGCGCTATATGATCTGCGGCCTGATATTTACCCAAAAATTAAAAAGGAGACTAAACAATGAGTACGATAACTTTTGACACTGATCGCTGGAAAAAGGGAATATTATAGGTCATAATGTCCGCTAAAATTCCCAGACGAGTTACCCAAAATGATACAACAGGCTACCGCATTACCGCTGCTTCAGGAAGCCAGACAACGCTTTACCCAGCGTGATCTGGCCGCAAAGCTCAGTGTTGCCCCCAAGACGCCTGCCCGCTTTTCCGCCTGCCCGCCACCCGCCGCGAGTTCTGGCAGGCAAAGATAGACCGCAACCGCGACAACGACCGGCGGGCAGCGGAAGCTCTTACAGCCGCAGGCTGGCGGGTTGCCACTGTTTGGGAATGTGCGATGCGCGGGCGCAACGCTCTTGATGATGCAGCCATGACTGGCATAATTGCCGCGTGGTTGCAGGGTAACGCCCCTGTCCTTGAACTGGCGGCACAGCATGAGGAAAAGGCTGATCGCTTAGTCGAAGATTTAAAGGCTTCTGGAATCCCACACGATCAAGCTCGTGCCATTGTGCGCGGCATTGTTGAAGCGCAAAAAGAACTGGCAACCAAACAAGACCTGATTCAACTAGAACAACGCCTGACGATAAAACTGGGTAGCATGATGGTTGTTGCCATTGGCATTGTGGCTGTACTGGTTAAGCTACTATGACCGATCTTAATATGGTGAACGAGTGCTACCAGTGCAAACATCGCGGCAATGTTCCAGGTGATGTTTATCACAGTTCATGTGTTAATCCTGATCCAAATATGACGGGCCATAAACATGGCATAAAAATGGGTTGGTTTTTTTATCCTATAAATTACGATCCAACATGGAAAACAAAGGATTGTGCTAATTTTGAATCTAAATAATAACCCAAAAAAAATAACTCAAATTTTCGTTAAAAAGCAGTATTTTACTTGCCAAAAGTTATAGCACATGCTATTGTTTATACCAGTAAATGAGCAAACTATCGGTTATTCAGCCTCTCTCTGATTCTGACCGTAGACCCGTGAGATTCGGGTTAACAAACCAAACTCTAACAACAGGTGGAAACAATGAAAAGTGATATTCCTAAAATAGATTCACGTTGGCGACATACTAACGGGATTCATTACGTTGTCTATGATGTAACCAATCTACATTCAACCAATCTTGAAAAGTACCCTATTCGTATTTCATATCGTGGTGTTAACGGCTTTACATGGTCGCGTAATCTTGATGACTGGCACCGCTCTATGACAAAGGTGGAAAAATGTTAACGATTATTTTAAATACAATCATGTGGATTGTAGGCTTGAGTGCCTTAATTATCGTGACCGGAATCTTTCTGGATGAGCATGAAAACAACGCCCCACTAAGAAAAGAGTTGGGCAAATGAAACAAACCGACTGGGCTGACCGTTCCAGGCTGCTGGAAAAACCCAAAATAGCCGCTGACACTGGTGTTAAAACACTAACAACAGTTATCCTTACACTTTTAGCTCTAACCCTAATGGTGATCTAATGACGATATTAAACCAAACAGTATCTGCTTTTCCAATAACCAACCCATCTAGCTCTATTGTAGAAGGTATTGGCCTTTCCAAGCGCGAGCTGATCGCGGCTATGGCTATGCAAGGCATGTTGAGTAATCACAATATTTTTAATACCGATACCTCGTATGACACGCTCGTTGATGAATCCGTTCTAATGGCCGATATTTTGTTAAAACAGCTAGGAGTTAAGTAAAATGGAAAACGGTATCTACAAAAACCTCCCGGCTGAACAATACTTCGCTGAGGATCGCATTAACAATAGCGGTCTTAAATTGATAGCTAGGACACCTGCACACTTCAAATACTACCAGGAACACCAGCGAGAAAAAACGCCCACGCCTCAGATGATGTTGGGAACAGCGGTGCATTGTGCGGTGTTGGAGCCTGCAACCTTTCATGATCGGTATGCCATTGCGCCCCAATGTGACAAACGCACGAAAGAGGGTAAGGCAATCTGGGCCGATCTGGAATCCAGCAATAAACTGATTCTATCCGCTAGTGACTTTGAACTTGTAGAAGGCATGAGTAAGTCCGTCTTAAACCATGAAACCGCGAGCAAGTTACTGGCTGCGGGCGATCCCGAAGTGACGGTATTCACCGACATTGAAGGCATACCGGCAAAGGCCCGGTTGGATTGGTACAGGAACGGGATTGTGCTTGACCTGAAAACCACGCAAGCCGCCGATCCTGATTCTTTCAGTAAGTCTTGTGCGAATTTTTCTTATGCACTTCAGGCAAGTTTTTATATGGATGTTTGTGCCGCTGCTGGACTTGAATGCCACACATTTATATTTATTTGTGTTGAATCATCAAGCGCCCCCTATCCCGTGGCAATTTATGAGCTTGACGATAGATCAATAGAGTGGGGTAGAGATCATTATAAAGCGGCTCTAAATAAATATAGAGAGTGCATGGCGCTTAACGAGTGGCCGGGGTATTCAACTTCAATCGAAACAATCTCATTACCACCTTGGGTTCTCAAGGACTATTAATTATGGAACTTTATAAACTGTAATTTCCTAACGGGAAAAGTTACATCGGAATTACATCTTTAACCGCAATAAAAAGGTTCCAGTATCACTGTAGAAGAACATCAAGAAATACCGCGCTAAATCCTGCTATAAAAAAATATGGCAGGGAAAACGTAGTTATAACGGTATTGGCTGAAACAGATAATTGGGAATTACTTTGTTTGGCAGAACAGGAGGCTATTGATAAATACAAATCAAAAGCACCCAACGGATATAACTTAACGCATGGTGGTGAAGGCGTTTTAGGTTTGATAGTTTCCGAAGAAACTCGTGAAAAGATGAGAAACAGGATTATTTCAGAAGAAACTCGCCAAAGAATGACTGCTTCAAAACAAAACATTTCTGAAGAAACCCGTAAAAAAATGTCTGATTCTAAAAAGAATATATCAGAAGAAACGCGCAAAAAAAATTCTGATGCACAAAAAAGAAGGCCACCGATTTTAGAAGAAACAAGAGCTAAATTAAGGGTTTTAACAACAATTAGAAATAAAAATAGGCCACCAGAGATATATATAAAATCTGGTAATTCTAATCGCGGAAAAGTTAGAACAGATGAAATGAGAGCAAGAATGTCAGAAGGTCAAAAAAAAATCATGACCGATGAAAGGCGAGCAAGAATGTCAATTATTAGTACAGGAAAGAAACATTCAGAAGAAACAAAGAAAAAAATATCGTTAATTTCAAAAGAAAGAATGACGCCAGAACGCCGTGCAAAACTATCTGAATTTCATACAGGGAATACTTATGCCTTAGGTTATAAGCATACCAAAGAGGCTTTAGAAAAAATGGCTGAGGCATCAAAAGGAAATACAAATTCTTTAGGAAAGAAACTATCTGAAGAAGCCAAGAAAAATTTGTCCATAGCAAAAAAAGGCGTTCCTCATTCTGAAGAACATAGGCTTAATTTAGCAGAAGCAAATAGAAAACGATGCACTGGCACTAAACATTCTGGAATAACTAAAGCAAGAATAGCAGTAGCGAGAGCTACATACTGTGCTAAACGCTCAAATAGACCCTATTCACCAATAACCTGAACGAATTATTAATATGAGCAATTATCCATCCGGTTACACAGAACCAGAAAGTCTTGATGACCATTTATCGAGATTGAATAATCAGATAGACCTCATGAGAGGATTGCTGCTTTGGGCGTTATATCACCACCAAGGCGCAAACTCTGAAGTGGGTCAACCTATTCGCAAAGCACTTGGAATCGGAGAGCATGACAGATTGACGGAACAACAGATAATTGAAGCAAAAAAAGCTGTTTCCAAAATAAACTTTGAAATTAAGGAACTAAAATGAACGCTCTAAACCCGTTTCAACAACAAACAACCACCAAAGCACTGGCTAACACTGACCAGAACCGGGCCGTGGCCGAAGTTCAGGCAGCAATGGTCGTGGCACGGTCTAATCCCCGTAACCAGGTAGAAGCCATGGATCGTATTTTAAACGCCTGTACACGCCCAAGCTTGGCGGCTACTGCGGTTTACTCCTATGCCCGTGGCGGTACCGACATAACCGGCCCATCTATTCGCTTGGCTGAAACAGTAGCTTCCGAGTGGGGGAATCTTCAGTATGGCGTTCGTGAAATATCTCAGGAAGATAGCACCAGCACCGTTCAAAGCTATTGCTGGGACGTTGAAACAAATGTCAGACGCGAGGTAACTTTCCAGGTAAGCCATTACCGACACACAAAAGACGGTAAGAAGAAGCTTCTTACTGACCCAAGAGACATTTATGAAATGATCGCCAATCAGGGCGCACGGCGCTTGAGGGCTTGCATACTCGCGGTAATTCCGGGTGATGTGGTGGAAGCCGCTGTTTCTCAATGTGAAACCACATTACATGCTACAGCGGACGTTTCACCAGAAGGCGTGAAGAAGCTGGTGGATGCGTTCGCCGCGATAGGCGTGACTAAAGAACAACTGGAAGCTCGTATACAGCGACGTATTGATAGCATACAACCGGCTCAGGTGGTCGCCATACGCAAGATTTACGTGTCCATAAAAGACGGACTATCCACTAAAGACGAATGGTTTGATGATATTAAGCCCAAGACTAAAACCGTTGACGATCTGCTGAACGCGCCTAAGGTTGTCGATATTAATACGGGTGAAATGATTGAACAGCAAAAACAGGACGCGGAGCCAATGCAAAAATCCGACCGTTATACTTTAGGCAAAGTCTTAGTATCAATCGGTGAAGCCAAGACCCAAGCCGATCTGGACTCGCTTGACCCAGTTATTGAAACCCTGGACAAAAAATCGGCTGATACCGAAAAAACGGCATTTATGAAAAAAGCGACTATGTTGGCTAAAGAAACCAACAAGCCTGCCGAACGCGATCTGGCTTTCGAGATTGAAGCGTGTCAGAATAAAACGGCCTTGCTTGACTTGATCGATACGCTAACTGAGGTTGAGGATAAGAAATACCGGGCGCTGATTGATGACCGGCTGGATTTTCTGAGGGATTGATATGATAGCAAAACTGTACCATGGCAAGAACGAATCAGGCGACTACTATCAAGGTTTAATGCTGATTACTCAAGGTCGTCTGAAAGGTATCTGGAAAGAAGTAACTTTGCGCTACTACACTGAGGCTGAAGCGCAACAAGAGCTTGATGATTTCAAAGCTAGCGCCTTGGCTTTCAATGCGTAGCTGCGGTAACTGTACGTTGTGTTGCAAACTACTCCCGGTTGTTGAATTAAAAAAGACAGCCGGGCAAGTCTGCAAACACCAGCGCCATTTTAAAGGCTGCGCTATCTATGCCAAGCGGCCACCATCATGTAAAATGTGGTCATGTGCCTGGCTTGAAGATACCGACCTGGATGATAGCTTTAAGCGCCCTGACATTAGCCATTATGTCATTGACCCTTGCCCTGACTACGTGACGGTATTCGATCATGTCACGCAAGAAACCACCAAAATACCCTCGCTGCAAATCTGGATTGATCCAAAATACCCGGACGCACACCAAGACAAAGCCTTGCGTGATCTTCTCATAAAACAAAACATTATCGGCACGGTACGCTTTAATTCCCATGATGGGCTTAACCTGATCCCGCCGACGATGAATGTAAGCAAGGAATGGGCGGAAGTAAAAGGCGAATGTGAAGCCCAACATACGCCTAAAGAAATTGTTGAATTTATGAAAGGTAAACATGAAAACTAACGGCCCAGGAATTTACGACCCGCTGTGTACGTTCGCCCGTGAACAAGTTGGCGCTGATGCAATTGTATTAATAATTGCCAATGGCATATATGGTAACGGCTTTTCAGTACAAGCCAATAACCCCGCCTTTGTTGAGAACTTACCCGACATGTTGGAAGCGATGGCTAAACAGATTCGGGAAGAATTAAAGGCAACGATGCAATGATTGAATGGATAGATTTTACCCTCATTGATCCAGACTACGGGGTGCCTGTTTTGGTTTGCTATTATCCTTCCGGTGAAGATCATTACCGGCATATTTGCATGGACACATTAAGATATGGCGAAGGAAAAAATAAAGACCCTAACTTGGTTTATTGGGATAGTTCAGATTATGATCGGGTTTCGCACTGGGCAAGGATTAATTACCCTGGACAAAAGAAAATCCCGGCGGGAGAAATATAAAAAAACCAGCCGGGAGATGCCACAAGCAGTTTGGGTTTTGTGGCATAGCAATATTACCCTAAAAATTGAATTTCTAACAGTCGAAATACTTACACTTTTCAGGCTTTCAAGTCCTTGCCAGTTCTGGTAATAATCCCCTGAAAACCTCTAAACCATTGATTTTCTAACGTCTTTTCTGGTGCGTTTTTAATAGTACACACCGGAACGGAATGAACTATTACAACACATTGATTGCTATACACACCCATCTTTTAAGCGTAAACTACAGTACAAAATGTTGATATTCGTAAATGTGTACTATTAAAATCATGAGCAATTATTTTTAATCACTACCCGAAACTGCCCAACTCATCCAAAAAGACCTGGACGAATTGAAGAAAAAACTGGACTTGCAAGAATGAAAACAATAGCGAATTACAAACCACGAAAATTTATAGAAAATGAGCCAATCGCTTTTTTCCACTATTATGCAGACGGAGAAATTCAGTATCAAGGACAAATACTTGAACTAACCAAAAACAAATCAGGGAAAGTAAATTTTTTCGATTGGATAGCTGGATTCACAATGGAGGAATACCACTGGGTAACAAGAAATTATTTTGATGATTGTGTATTTTTTGATTCTGATTTTCAAATGAATCAAGCGTATCACAAACATAAAGAAGAAAATAATGAACAGCGTTGAGGCCGTCAATAAATCCGATATAGAAGTCGTCCATAATCTGCTAAGGAGACGCTATAAGCCTATTTACGCCGATTGTTGGAAAATAGGGGTTAACATGAGTTTACGCATTAGTGACTTGTTGAAAATCAAATATAACGATCTGGATTTAAAAAAACGGTCATTAAAGTTGATCGATCAAAAAACCCAAAAACCCAATGAGGTACGCCTTAATTTAACCGCCCTGGAAGTCATCAACAAGCGCCGAAAACAATACCCCAATGATGTCTGGTTGTTCCAGAACCATAGCCGACGCTCAAACGATAAACCGATTACAAGGGGACGTGTGGGGACGGTATTCAAGGAAGCCGGGGATATTCTGGGCTTGTCGATCAATACCCACAGTATGCGTAAATCGCGAGGAATGGCGATGTACGAGGCCGGTATCCCGGTAGAAACGATTGCCCGTGTGCTGAATCACTCTAATCCTATGCACACCAGGGTTTATCTTGGTATCACAAAAGAAAAGGTACTTCGCACCTATGATGACTTTGAACTGTAAAAAGAAGTTACCGCGTACGATTCATGCAATAGCATCATGCGAAATGGGTTGGGAACATGTATCTGTCTCGGTGTTTGACCGTTGCCCAACATGGCAAGAGATGTGTTTTATAAAAGATATGTTCTGGGATGATGACGATTGCGTAATGCAGTTACACCCACCCAAAGCGGATTGGGTAAACAATCACCCATTTACCCTACATTTGTGGCGTCCTATCGGTGTTGAAATACCCAGGCCATTGCAGGTGATGGTTTGACCTACGCCGACCACCTGAAAATATTTGAGAACGTCGAAAACTTGGGCGGCAAAGCCTGGGAACACGCCGTTATTTGTGATCTGTTGGAAGCCAATCCAATCATCCAGGACTGTACGCCACACTGTACCAACTACCAGCAAATGCTGGAAATGTTGCTTAAACATGCTTTAGAAACGGAAAGCGAGTTTATGGCCTACCCTAAAACGCATAACCTTAATCGCCTGCTTGATATGTTGTTAAAAACAAGCGAATTTACGACGAAGATTGATGCAGAGCTATTACAAGTAATTACTACCTGCGCTGAAGCCTATCGGTATGACTTTTTGTTAAATTGCAAAACCTATTGGCAGGCGGTTAAGATGACTGAACCGTTGATTGATGAACTACTGGAATTTTTGCGGTGATATTTGATATTTTTATAACCCTACTCGCCATAATTGGCGCAGTATTTATAGCCCTGCTTGTCTGGTTCTATTGGTTCATATATCGACAAGGTGCATTTTTAGTTGAGTGGGAAGATTATGATTCGGACTAGCATATTATTGATAACTTTGTTGTTTCCACTTCCCACCATGGCAATAACCGGAGTAGACTTCAACACCTTATCCTATGACGAAAAAGGAATTTACATCATTGGCATTGATGACGGTATCGCTTTTATGGGAGGACATTGCGATACCAAGGTTTCAAAGAACTACGAACAAACCCTTAACGCTGTTTTGAAATTCATGGAAAAACACCCAGATAAATGGAGTAAGAACATGGGCGATATTTACGCTGAGGCGGTGATTAATGCGTTTGATTGCGGTAATCCCGGGAAGTCATTGTGAAAACTATTGAATAAATCCCGGCTGGGAAATATGATGCAAAAACCAGCCGGGAAGTACCGCAAGCAGTTTGATTTTGCGGTGAAACTATTTTACATGAATAATTAATAAAAAACATATCCACCCCAAAACCACCGCAATTTTCTTTATTAAATTTCATGGCCATGGCTAAGGTCAATTCAGCCAAACTTTACCAAAGTCACTATAATTAATTTTATTACCCTGCCGGTTTAGTGCCGACCAGGGATTGGTTTGTTTGCGGGGTGGGTTATCAATGGAAACAGCGCAAAGCATTATCTGTATTTGTCTAGGAGCCGCTTGCCTCATATTTTTATGTTTGCTGGCAAGGCTTTGGTACTTGGTTTTCTATTTGGTTTTCTAAGCGCCTGCACAATTATAAATCAACCGGATAGCGGACTGTCTTTTCGTGCGCGTATCGAAACGCTCAGTGAACCCACGCAGAATATTTACCAGACTTTCCCGGTGATAAGCCTGGAGCTACAAAACTAACGGCAAACATCTCTAAAGGGATGGACGCAAAAACTCTGGCCTAAAGGACTAAAAATCCTACGGTAGCAGGTTTGCCACTCACATCTATAGGTGAGCGTCATGAAAATAGTAATCATCCTGGTGATCCTTTTTGCCTTGATTGCAGGTAACTCCCATGCAGAAACAGGGTTAGCGTCATGGTACGGTCATGAGTCAGGAAACAGAACCGCGAACGGCGAAAAATGGAATCCACATGGGATGACTGCCGCAACATGGTTCTATCCTTTCAATACACGGCTAAAAGTTACGTGCTTAAAAACCGGAAAATGCGTTACAGTTCGCGTAAATGACAGAGGCCCCAGCCGAAAACTGCGAAGGATAATTGATTTGAGCGAGGGCGCGGCTTCCAGGATCGGACTGTTAGATCGCGGCATTGGCCAGGTTAAAGTTGAGGTTGTCCGATAAATGGCTTCATGCAGGACAGCCACTTGTCCAACGGCATTGTCCTGACATCGCCATCTCTGCTTTGATAAACAACAGTGACCGGATAACGCCCAGGAATCTCAGAATGTTTGTTGGCAATCAGCACGACTTTATAATATGCGCCTCGTTTGTGCTGCCAAATGCTGCTCAATTCAGGTATAGGCAATTCGTTTTCAGGTTTAATGTTCATGTCTACCAAACAAACAAAACCCATAATAAAAACATGAAAATAATTAAAAGTGTTATTTGGGCATCGGTATTCATCGGGAACCCCTGACCGCCTTGAGTTTTTTTATAGCTTTAACATCGCTAGATACTGTACCAACAGCGCCGCTCACTTCGTTGACTTTGCCTGTCACATGCTCAAGTTGACTTGACTGTTCTTCCAATGTCTCCGTGTTTTCTTTAACCGTCCTGCTGGTCGCGTCGATCTTTGCTTTTTGCTGAACCGTGTTAGTCACAATGCTTTCAAGCTTGGGCGAGTAACGCGCATCAAGGTCTCGTGAATAGACATAAAACCCACCAATAATAGTGGATAAAATAGCCGTGCAGGTTAGGACAATTTTTATCCCCATGCCAATCTGCTTTATCAGGTCATCGAATTTGATACTGATAGAATTTAATGACAACACTAACGCCGTGTCCTGCGTCGATAACTTTTCAAGTACAGCCGCATGAGTCAACCGCGCATTAGATAACTCGTTGTGTGACGCTTCCAGGACCGCCAGACGTATCAACAAACTGTTGATAATGTCCGTGCGGCGTTCACTGGGGCTTAGGTCGGTCATGACTGTTACTGTACTGCGCCAGCCTGATAATTTTCCATTCGCATGGCGGTTAATTTCTTTTTCAGATACCACGGCTTTAATTTAGTCTTTTCCTCGTCGCTGGCATTATCCCAAACCCTTTGCGCCTGATCCCAAGTCAGACTCTTAAAACTGTTTATCAAAGGTTCTACCCGTGATTTACTCATGATCCTGACATAATCTGCTGGCATCAAGCCTGCTTTACGGCCTTCTGTTTTGAATAATTGATAAGCTTGGGTCCTATCTCCTTTACGCAAAGCCACATAAATCTTGCGCCGTAAATCGGCCTTATCCTGTTCTTCCTGTGTCCGTTCGCCTTGGGGTAGTCGATCTGCGCCGTATTCCTGCATGAGTTTTTGTGCAGCGGTCTTGTTCAAGCTGCTCGGTGATGGCATAACTCCTATTAATGGCGCCAACTGTGAGGCAATACTGCCACCTCGCTCTTGTTCTTTCGCCACGCCTTGAATCCAGAAAGGGGTAAAGGTTTTAATTGTAAACCCGGCAATATCGCCCATTTTTTGCAAAATGTTATCTTCTTCATTATAAACTTTGGTGCCGTAATAATTGCGGTTGCTGGTTATATCACCCAGCATACTCAATAGCGGATGCGCCTTATGGACTAAGGTTGTGGGGATGCCTTGCTCCGCATAGCCGTAAATATCCTTTAAATAGGTAGGTAGTACAAAGCGCTCAGGATTGCCTTGTTCGTCAACATTGCCCGTTTTAAACGCGATTAAATCCTGCCATTCTTCTGGGGGTTCGCCGGTAAACATCGCGGTTAACGCCGCATTAATCAATGCAGATACCAGAACCAGTGACAAAGTATAAGCGGCTCTATCGGTTAATCCTTTAGGGTGCTTGCCCATGGCTAAATCTTTCACATAGGCGGTTAAATCCTTCATCCCGCCGCCGACTTCCAGGATCGTTCCACCTGTCCAGCCGGGAGCGCGTAACAGCATTTGCATAAAGTTCTTGTTTACGTTGTGCATGAACAAGCGGTCATAAACGACCTGCCCAAGCCTGGAATCTACCCGGTTCCATATCTGCTGCGCTGAATTTCTAAGTTCTTCATGGGTAGCGTCTGGGTTTTCCTTCATCCATTTATTGTACATTTCCCCGAACACGCCAAACTTCTGCCTTGGTACAAGCCATTCCAATATAGGCCGTGCAGATTGCTCAACGATGGCATTAAGAGAATGAAGTGCTGCGCCTGCCTTATTACCTGCTGCCCATTTATCCAGCATTTTGCGCGTTGAATTAGTCCTAAAACGATTGTCCATTTGCCATCTAAAACCGGCCATTTGCAAGCCTTCAATAATCGCGGCCATTTCCGGGTGTGAACCTTGATTAAGCATTTCCTGGACAATGTTGTTGCCCATCTTGGGATTGTTCAACCAGGCCATGGGCGCCGTTTTAAGATAATGCGCGGCATCCTTATAGTTACCTTCTGTTAATGATTTTATGCCTAACGCGGCATGGGAGATAACCGCTTCCAGGCTGGTAAATCCGGCATGGAAGGCACTGAATACGCCTAATTGAAACTGGTTAAGCATATTGGCCGCGCCCATGTAGCCTTTAAAGATGTTGCCTACGTATTTGTTGTAATACAGGCTTTGCGACAAATAATTGTTGATAACCTGCCCTACGGCTTCCGGGACATAATAGCGTCCCATCAATACCGGACCGCCCAGTTTCTTTTCATAAGCCAGTTTAACGGTCTTTATACCTGGTGCTAACTTTGCCATGCCTTGTAGTTCAGGCGTACTTCTAACCAGTGCATCAAAAGCTTTAAAGGTATTTGGCGCGATCATCTTCATTAACTCAGGCGCATGAGCATAAATCTCCACCATTTGCGCCACTTGTTCGGGACGCTTTCGGGTATATTTCTTTGGTCCTCTACTGGCTACTTCATCAGCAATCGCCCGTAATTCTTTGGCAATCGTAACCCGTGCTTTCATGTTGGCTGCTTTCGTCGGTATGCCACGCTTACCTAAGCCCTCAGCCTCTTTGACAATACGTTGCCATAAGCCATGGTGCGCATCGATTTGATGGCCTATTTCATGCGCCAGCACAGACGTTTCCGTGTTGTGTTGGGTCACAATGGATTCAGCACCTTGCACCGAATAACCCAGCTTGCCACGGCCAGCATTGACTACTCTTTCATGTTTAATGCCCATATCCTTGGCAACCTGGCTCAAGCCTTCATACATGGCCTTGTCGATATGTTCTTCACCTTTAACAATGCCCGGTCCCCATACGGTACCGTAACGGTCATCAATCGGGACAAAGCCTTCTTGCGCTTTCTGGCCATTGCGAACAAACACCTTCATCCCGTCTTTTTTCATCTGGTTCAAAACGGTATGCGCGGCAATGTACTTATCCATTTCATTCATGGACAAAGCCACTATATCTAAAGGATTGTCTGAAATAGGCTCTAAACCTGCGGCCAGTCCTGCGTTAAAGTCCTGGTAGATACGTTGCTTGGTAAAACCTTTGCTACCTTCTAACGGCCTTTTTGATAGGCTGCTGATAATAGTGCGCTGGGTTTGTTCATCCGTTGCGCCCCGTGGTTTCCATAAATGCTTGAAATAGTTTTCCCTGAGATTTTTTAATACGCCAGTTCCCAATGCCTGCACTTGCTCGGCTTTATCGGCATACATTTTTGAAATGACATCAGCAATGGGTTGTAACTCTGGATGATCGACAAAGAAGCTTTTATCTTCTGAGTCTATACCCTGCATGAAGCCGTAATTTTGCTCTTTAGGCTTGCCCACAAAAGCTTTGTCTGCGGCTATCGTCAAACCTTTTTCGAGTAGATCACGGGCCTTTTGCGCCAGGGTAAGATTTTCAGATTGTTCGACAATTGCTTTATTCATGTCGGCTTGAAAATGGATCTTCTGGACTTCCAGTACACCCTTGATTTCATTGATTTGTCGTGCCACTTCCAGCGCGGCATCGCTCCGGTATTGGGGCGCGGTGGCTCTTACCAATCCGTCCCAGGCTTGACTGGTGCCTTCGGTCACGGTTCTTACATCGGCATTGTTGCGTATTTTGGTAGCGGCTTCCTCAATGTCGCTGCGAACGCTGTAGCGAATGTCGTTGTTGGTGGGAATATCACGGCTAGAATCCAAGCCGCGAGATTTTGAGAACAGGGGACCATTATTGACTTTCCCTGCTAGTTGGCCTAATGTTACATTACCATTAGGCGATGAGGGGGTGATCACCTGACTCTTTGAGTCAGACAGAACCCGGGTTGATCCGACTTCATCGCTTAGTGCTATATCTTCAACCTGATGATAGTAATATCCTCTTCCCCGAATATCATTTTTTACCCTATCAACAACGATACGCACAGAATAGACCTTACCATCTATAGTAACCGCCGCGTAATAAGTCTCATAACCCAGTATATGTTTTTTAGTCTCGGTCTTTGTATTTTCCTCATACCCCGTATAAGCCGATTCTCTAAGTAATTGCGGCAAGATGGCATATAAGCGACGCGATACTATTTTTCTGTTTTTTACTGACGTTTCAATACCGTCACGGTAAAAACCTATTTCATAGCCAGTTTGAGTGTTTGTTTCTTTTATATTCCTGTATTTATTAAGCAGATATTTTGCTAAGGTCTTAGCATCGCCATCAACCGGCATCAAGGGATCGTCAATCAAAGGTATCGGTGTCATTTCCATATCAGGATTATACTGCCATTGCTCGCTTTCCTTATTGCTTGCCAGCGCACCCTGTCCTGACCATTGCGGTGCAGCTTGGGCTTGAACTTTAGCGCCATATTTTGACATAGCGTAAAGGTCGGAAGGGTTCAACCTGGAAACAAAGCCGAAGTTAAGCCCAGCACGTACCAAGGCTATGCGGATCGCGGCAAAGAAGTCCTTGATGGTTTTGAGTAGTTTGCCGGTGAAGGATTGGGGATTCTTGAGATATAACTCAATTATGTGGGCGGCAAATTCTTCCCGTTGATTGGCTACTGCGGTATTAGCAGACACGACCCGTTTAGCGGCATCTAACTCGATCTTGCTGCCGATACCTTTTAAGGCCAGTTCAAAACGTCGTTGCAAATCGGCATCAAAAATCGCGGTAGAGGCTTTTAGTTTGGGATCGGTAGCAAGGCTCCTGTGATAAAGTTCATGGGCTAAAATACCTTCCTGGTTGGCTTTATTCAGCATATCCGACACCAAGTAAACGGTATCGCTTTTAAGGTCATACAGGGCTTGTACGCCAGCTAACGTGTTGCCACTACGGATAGCGGTGCTTAACGCTTCGCCATTAGCCCATAAGTGTTCTGGCAGGTTACGTATGCCTTGAACCACTTGCAGCTTTCCAGATGAAATTAACGCACTAAGGCGCTTCTGGCCGGTGAGCCATGACTTAACCTGCTGGACCGTGCTGCCGGTGGTGGGTGTTGTGGCCTTGCTGTAAAGCGCCGTGCCTTGGGGGGTTTCTTTGGTTTTATAAAGCCCATCCAGCACATGCGTTGCTGAATAAATGCCATTCGGCGTATTCTGCCGTTGCCATGCGCTATTGTTTGGCGACCACTTGAACGCGGCTTTTTTCAATGCAGCACGTACTTCGGTACTGGGTTTTTCGTCAAACAGTATTTGAACTCGCTCGGCTTCGTGATTATTAACAACCTGTGCGCCTTCGTATTCTTTCAACGTGACCGTGCCTTGTTCCCTTTTGGCTTCTTCCTTCGCTTCGTTAGTCTTGTCGCGTAATGCCCATATTGAATTTTTTGGCGATATAAGCGGCTTCTTTAAATCCTTCTGTGTTTCCTCGATTAAATCTAATGCACCATTAACAAGATCGGTTCTGCCTTTATTTGATAATGTTTTTAATCTCCCTACTAAATTACTAACAAACAATGGTCTGGACATTCCTACCGCACCATCATCAATGCTTTTTATAGTGGCTAACGAACTAGCTACCATCTTATTAACACTATCTTGCTGCTCTTTTAATATTTCAGATTGTGGTCGTGAAGCTAAAGCTATCTTTTTTAAATTCTCCTGTCCATTTTTATCAAATTCCAGTAATTCAGTTAAACGATTATGCTCAACATTATTCGCTTTTTCATTGCGCCTTGTTGGGAAGTTTGCGGGGCCGGTTACCATTGGTGATGCGGTTTTTGATTTAGCATTTAAGTGTGCTAATACACGCTTTAAATACCCATCTTTATAGGTTGTAAAGGAATCCTCAATTATGGCTTTATGTGCGTCTGTTTTAGCGTATTTAATAACATCGTCATAGACTTTTTGCATGTGTTCAACATAACCATCCTGTTCTTGTTGTGCGCGTTTTTCAGGCACCATGCTATTCCAAGTATAGGCGTTGTATGCTGTGTCGTAAGGTATGTCATTTTTAGAAAATAAAGGGGGTGATGTTTTTTCACTTTCGTCTTTATTTTCTTTAACCAACGATTCAAGTTTATTTAAAGACTCTTCCCATCCTTTGGTAACTTGCCCGTTTTGGAAGTCTAAAATCTTTTCTTTTGTGCTTAATACAGACTGGTACAACGCATTGTATTGAGCATCATCCTTATAGTTTCCGGTTCCAGCACGTAACAAAGTAACGCCTTCGTTAAAGCTTTGGTACATCTGGTTTACTCTGCCAGAACTTGGCATTTTATCCAGGTCTATACCCTCGCTTATTTTATCGGCTAATGCCTGTCGGTCTTTTTCAAAGTGTGGTCTGGCTATTTTATCAGTCGCCACCGGCTTAACAGGTTCACCAAAAACAGGCTTGCCTTGTTCCTGATTTTCCATCCATAGTACATTTGAATAGGGCGCTTTATTGATGGCTTTGATTGCAGCCAACATAAATTTTCTTAAATCTTCGCCAGCACCTTCAATCTTGGTAGGCCATAAATCTTTCTGGCTTAATGATTGGATTCCGGTTTGCTGTGTTTGTCTACCATGATCCCATTCGGATTGTTGGGTGCGCTTTTTATCTAGCCATTGTGAAGCGGATAATCCTTTAGGCTTAATCAGATTCCGTTCCAGCATTTCAGCGCCTAATCGGTTATAGGCATTAAAATAATCATATAAAAGGGGCTTAACGTTCGCTTCCCAATAATTATGGCCGCGTTGTACAAATTCATTGATAGGCTTGGCTTCGGCCTTAACCGGCTTAACGGCTTCGGCCTTAACAGGTTCCATGGCTGTGGTTTCTTCGCCTAAACTAGCCAAAGCCTCTTGATAGGCGTTATCGAACTGAGTCTTTAACTGTGCTTCCTTGCCCTTGTATAAGTCTGCAATCTGTTCCTTGGTAAAGCCATTATTAGCCGCTATTTGTGCAGCAATTTTAATATCGCCTACCGGATCGGTAGCGTCTTTCCGTAAAGAATCCGCCAAATAGCCTTTAGCCTGTGAGAAGCCATCAATTTGTGCAAAGTTTGGCTTGAATGTGGGCGTTGCGTTTGATGTGTTGCGGGTTTCCCTAAAGCCTTCTGACGCTAAAACTTTCTTCTTGAAGTCCTCAAGGTGTTCTTTGGTGTTCAGTACCTTAAATATTCCATCGCCAGGAACATCGAAAGTAACCTGTCCATAGGTATTTTTTAAGTCACCAATAGAGTCATCATTTTCAAGCCTATGGTTAATAGCCTCTTTTATTTCTTTCTGTGATGGACTTCTTTTATGGTTAAGATCAATAGTCCTCGCTCTATTTTCGGCTATTTCATAACGTGCCTTTTCAATAGACTCATTCGTTACATCATGGGCCTTTAAAATTGCTGCATCAATATCCTTAATCAGCCCTTCACGCATTTCTGTTTTAGGTACGTCTATCTTGTTAGCGGCCTTGTTGATGGTCTTTTCAACAACAGTCGGCGTTACACGCTCTATGTGGTCGCCTTCTATGTGCTGTTCAGCCTCGCTTGTCTGTAACGAATTAAAATCAATGCCCTTAATCCGGTCATAGCCAAAGCGTCCACGCGCCCACCCGGTTAAATCTTTTTGAGTTTTACCTGCCTCTTGAATCTCCTTTGTTTCGGCATCTGAAAACCCATTGATACCTTGAGTTTCTGTCTGGGCTTGGGGAGGTTCCGCTTGCACATTGCCTTTATTAACGAGGCTTTTTCTAACAGCAATAAAGCCCCCTTTTATGGGTTCAATATTAAAATCCTCAACTTTCTGACCTATGCTGCGAATCTTTAATGCGGCAATCTTTTCGTTTGGAAATGGCTTATCATTTTTACCGGCAATATAAGGCAGGTCTTTCCACGCTTCTGTAGCCTTCTCGCCGGTCAAGTCAATATTATCGCGGTGAATCATGCCATCAATTTTTCTTCCATCGCGGTTAAATCGCCTAAGCATAGTCCTGTCTGAATCAAGCTCTCGTTTATCAACAAGATGACTGCTACCATAAGTATCTTTTACCTTTACAAGTTCAGCCTTAACCTGTTCAGCCTTGGCTTCGGGCGCTTCTGACTGGGCTTGTGACTTGGCTTCCGGTGCGGGTTGTTCGGCCTTGCCCGGCTCGGCCTTGGCCGTGGGCTGGGCGGTTGCTTCTTTGTCGATAAGGTCTTGTATTATTTTTGCATGAGTTTTATTCACGCGATTGTATTCGATAGCGGATTTTATGTGATTCTTAAAAGTTTCATCCGTATTGTCTCTTAACGTAGCCGACACAACATTCCACGCATCAACAAGACCTTTTGACTTATCGGTTTCTAATAATGCCTTGTAGTGTTCATCTACCTTTGTTTGCAATGCGCCTTTTGAAGTAACCGCCGCTGGTGCGCTTTCTTGAATAGGCGTCGGCGGTGTTGTTGATTTTGCTTGCACAATCCACTTATCGCCCTGCTGTACCGCCGTATGGGTTTCCTTAGCCTTCTTTAACTGGATGGCAAGGTTAGCGCCTTTCTCGCTCTTAAAAGTCTGTGGCTGGCCGTTTTTGGTGAACATCGGCGCTTCTGCGGTAGGCGCTTCGGACTTGGGTGCTGGCTGCGTTGGTTTGGTTTCGGTTTGTGTGGGTTTTCCATAGTTAGCTTCGCGTGAGTCAATTTCCTTAATAACAGACCTATACTTTTCACTGTAATCATGGCCTTCTTGCGTTTGTAATGCTGGATTGATTTTATTGTCAATAATCCCTGGTGTGCGATTAGCCCAACTATTTAATTCATTTCCAGTACGTTTTTCTTCAGCCTTGAGTTCCTTGTCAGAAAGATTTTTTAGACTATCAGCATAAGGCCTATTGGCTTTCTCTGCCGCTAACCAGAGATAGTCCTTAAGCACTTTATCCGGTATGTTTTCACCACTCTTGAAAGCTTTTTCAACGGCATCACGGTGTCCGCCATTATCTATTCCCTGACGTGCAGCTTCTTCACTCGTCATTTCCCAAGGTTGCTTCAGTCCAGAAGCCAATCCCTCAGCCGTTCCAGTCTGCTGGGCTGGTGTTTCTTCGCTAACGCCCGTAGTGCTGGGCTTAGGTGTACTTGTTCCTTCGGGTGCTTTTTGTTGTGCGCCAGGAGTTGGTTTAGTTGGTTTTGCAGGTGCTTCATAGGGTGCTACATCTTCAGGGTTAAATGTCCAAGGGTCAACGGCTTCGCCTCTTTGTATTGCGTTGAATTTATCCTGGTCAAGATAATCATTACCGCCAAGGTGCATCAACTTCGTATCGTCGGCGGGGTCAATATGCGTCGGCGTAAATTCAGCGCCCAAGGGTTTATTCTCAGGCGCTGTCTTTTCTTCTAGCAGGGTTTTTTGCCCGGCTTCGGGGGCATTTTTTCCTGTGATTTCTTCGGCTTTGCCATGTGGCTTCTCCGGTTGGGTGAGTGTGGCCGCTGGTGCGGGTGAAATTATTGGTTGTCCTTGGGATTGTCCTCCTTCCTCCGTAGTACCTTGTTGTCGTCTTCCTTCCTGCGTAAATGTTTGTTGCCCTGTTCCAAGTCCTTTAATTTCAGGCATTGTCGTCTCAACTCCCCGTGTAACAGGGCTGTTGCGTCCTGGTAATTGTCCTTCGCTCGTTGAATTGATTCCGTTTGCCAATTTATTTCCTGCTCCAAATTGCTGATTAACGCCTTGATATTCAGCATTTCCAGTGCGTTGTATTCCTGCCGGGCTGACAGTTTCTCCTGTTGCTGTAACAGGTCTGTTAGCTGCTGTTGCAGTTCTTCCAAGGATGGCATTTTCTGCACCTATAGGGGTTGTTTCTGTTGTAACTTCAGGGGTTACTGGTTGTATAGGTGCTTGGGTTGCGTCTCTGGCTCTGGTGAGAGGGCCTGCTGGTGGCGTATAAGGTTGTTGCCATCCTTGTTTAGCACCTACACCCAATCCTAATAACGCCATAGGAGCGGTGGCTATTGTCGTTTGTTTGGCCGTTTCGCCTGCGCCCTGTTCTGGTATCCCCCATTCTTTCTGAATAGGGTTTTGCACAACATTAGTGGCTTGTTCTTCAAGATTTTCACCTAATAATGTACCGCCCCCCTTAATACCACCTGTTATCAAGGCACGTTTTAACGGACTGGTAATAGTTCCAATAGCCTCTCCTACACGACCTAACGGGGATTTCATTAAGGCATACTCGCCTAAAGCCCCTAATGATTCACCAGCGGATTCTGCTGCGCCATAAAGTTGTGGTTTTCCGGTAGCGTTAAGCTTATCCTGCATAGCTTTGGCTTCAACGGGTGTTAATGGCGGTTGGCCCGCTTGTTCACGCTCATAATTGGCTTTATCAATATTTTGCCGTATAGCTTGGTTTTGAGACTGTTTAGCCATCCCTAAGTAACTGGCACCAGTTCCGGCCAATGCGCCTACACCTGCGCCAACTGCTGTTCCTACGCCTGGAACAACACTTCCTAAAGCGCCGCCTATTTTGGCTCCTGCTACCGTAGGTGCTATAGCAGCCATAGATGAACGCATACTGGGAGCAGTATTGTAAATATCTCGCATGGTCGCTTTATCACCAAACAAGCCACCAAACGCAGGTTGATCCGCACCCGTTTGATTGGCAAAAGCAGTATCTTCCGCTTGCTGTTTAGCAATTAACTCATCAACTTTAGTTTGTTCATCGTAAGGTGTGCCGCCTTCATAGGTCTGAGCTACCATAGCCGGCAATCCCTTGAACGCTTGCCCCAAAGTTCTGCCATACGCACCTAATGTAGTAGCACTCGTCTGGCTTTTCACATAGTCATCATAAGATGGCGTTGCAGGCTTTATCGGTTCTGGATTCTTTTTAAAATCCTCATAAGATGGAATAGCCATAACGATTAACCTTGTTGGAACATTTTATAAATTTCAGGGAAATGCTTTTGTAAATAATCAGCCCCAAGCTTTTGTTTATTGGTATCGGTTGAGTGCATATCCTTAACAGCTTTAGCTGCATCCGGTGTCATTTTATTACTGGTATCGCCGGCTTGATCTGAGCCACTCACTGAATAACTTTTTGTTTTAGGATCATAAACCATGAATCCGCCCGGTTCTTCGCCGGTAACAGCGCCCATTTCGTTATAGGTTTTACGGTTATTAAGCTGAGTAGGCTTGCCCAATTCCATTTCTTTTAAATTTCTTGCTTGCTCCATCTTCGCCGCTTCGGTTGCGCCTAGTGCTGCGCCCTGTTCGCGGTTAGCAGCCATGGTTTGATTGAACTGGTTGGCTTGCTGCTGGTTTTGCGATTGATTACTTTGCAAACGGCCTGCGTATTCCAAAAACGCCATCGCTTCTTTTTTGCCGCCGTAATCAGGACTCATTAACGTAGCTATCGCCTGCTGTGTCTGTGCGTTTAGATTGGCTTGTTGGCCTTCCTGCTGCCGTTCGGCCTCGCGGTTTCTGGCCCAGGCGTATCGGTCATCGACAATCTTGGCTTGTTTGGCCCTTTCATTATCCCGTTTCTCCTTGGTTAGTGGATCGGCATTAAGCGCCAGGGTTTTATCCAGTTCTGCCAGGGATTCAGGGGTTGACCGTCTACGTGCGCCTAACTGTCTGACATATTTCAAGTCATCAGGATTTACGGGGGCGCCTGATTTTTGATAAACCAGATTACCCTTTATCATCGCGGTAGGTTCGCCATTGACAACGGGTGTTTGTGCAAACTTCTGGTAATCCTTCAAGGCGACGGGTGCTGCTGATTCTCTGCCACTGGTGTCGTTCATGGTGCTGGTTATTTGTTCCATGACAGGACGTGTATCTTTGGGTGTCCAGGACATGGAGTAATCTTTCCCTGACATGGTTTCCCTGCCTGTTTTCGGATTAACGCCATAGGTTGAGGCTGTTGGAACGGCGGTTTGCGCTATTTGTCCGGTTTGCGTATTTCCGTTATTTCCGTTATTTCCGTTAGGTCCGGCTTGTGTTTCCGGTATCGCCGGTTTATTGACTGAGGTGGCTTGTCTTTGGGGTTGTGTTGTTGTTTTTACAGTGGGTGCAGGTGCATTTGCTGTAATCTTATCCGATAAAGTATTTAGAAAATCGGGTGTATCGTTTTTAGTAAAAACAGGCAATGGAGTATTCATAGCTCCGCGCACCTTATTCATACCCAGTTCCAATCCTTTCTCTGCCCATCCTGGTTCGCGCTGTGGAAACATATTTTGTAATTTACCCCTTAATGCCGGGTCTTGTACGCCACCAACAGCATTGGACGCAAAATCACGCGCCGCGTTTATATCAAATGGACTGGCTTTCAATCCTTGGTATTTTAGGGATGCTTGCGCGGGGTCCGTTTCAATAACAGGATTACCCGCCGTGCTTTCATTTAAAAAGGCTTGATTTTCAGGTGTTGTTTTTAAAGTCCTGGCCCATTGTGTTTTGGGCTGTACAATTTGATTAGGTACAGTCACGTCGCCGTTATAAGATTGGTTCCATTGCGCTTGAGGTTGAGGCTTAGGACGAAAAGAAGGCGGCGCTTCACCCGTCCGTATATCGTTTATCGGATTGGCTGTATAACCTGTACTGTAAAACTTAGGCGCTTCTGTTAATATGGGTTTACCGCCAACATGTTTTCCTAAAGCTTCGCCTGTTCTTATATCGGGGGTTGGATTTCCCGTATATTGCTCGCCATATAAATCTACAGCGGGCTTTTTCTTTGGGTCCACAAAAACACTGGCTGCGGCATTGACTACGCCATCCTTAACCGTTGTCTTAGCGCCCAACTGAGGCGGTACGGCGGCAATCATCTTCTTGAACGTACCAAGTCCAAAATGTTTAACCACTTTCGCCGGGATCACAACCTCTCCCTTTGATAGTTTGGCGGGAATTGAATCCGAAGTTGCCGTGCCTGGGCCTTTTACTTCGCCGCCTTTCGCCAGTTTTCGGGGGTTCTTGGCTTCTTCAGCAAGTTGTACATCTTCTTCAGGCAAGGTTCCCATGGTGTTCTTTTTGGTAAACGGATTGTAGCCGGTTGGCAAGCCTGGTTGTGGCCGTGGCGATAAGTCGGTTACGGGCTTTAACAGCGGCGTGTAGGGTTGTCGGGCTGGCTGGTTTGACGCTTGTGCAGGCGGTGGGTAGTTCGGATCGCGGCTGTATTTGTTGCCTAATCTGAGAACACCTGGGATTTTGGTGGGTACATAGTCGCCATTGTCAGCGGCTTTAGGTTGTGGCTTGGCCATGATCTTTTGTCCTGTGCAGGAGGGGTACGCCTCGCGGCGTTCTATGGCTGGATTATCGGCTTGTTTTTATTGGTTTTCAAGCGGTTATTTGCTTTCATCAGGATCGTATTTAACCCCGCAAAATGGGCAGTAGGTAAAAATTAGATGATTTTTTTTGTGTCTTGATATGATATTTCCAGACTTATCACTAAAAACACAATACTTATAAATCATCATTTGGGCTTTTTCAAGAGTTGATAATTTTGGGTTTTTCCCTAAAGGGATATACCCATCTAGCGTAATCAGATGACCACTAGCAAAAGGCGTTTTAAGCTTCCAAGCGGAAAGTAAGCTTTCGGTAACTTCATCTCTACAATTACAGGCCATATCAGCTATTTATCAGCCTGCCGACCAGGTAGGCAACAACAAACACCAGCAGGTATTCAAGGTACATTGTTTCATCTGGTGAAATTGTCATCGCTATTCAACAACACTGAATTTTTAACAGGTATTCATACATCACACGGTTATGTCTGGCATCAGCAAGCGCGTTATGCTCGCCTTCTTTTTGTTCAGGTAACTTGTGATTTCCCAGGGAATCGCATAATTGCTTAATATCACAAGTGTACATAGGCCAACCTTTAGGTAAGTCCATCATTGTCCCGAATAACTGACACAATGCAACATGGTCATAGTCCGCGTAGTAGGCCCAAAATTCAGGCTTACCGTATTTTTCAGGATTACAAAAGTCTAAAATAGAATTTTTAATTTCTAAGCGTGATTTGTATTCATCAGGAATGTGTGTATTACTTACGCCAATACCTCTAACATCTTTACCTAATGAATAAATCTTGGTTTCTATTTTTGGAAGATGAATAAGGACATTTTCTTTAACCCAGTCAGACGCTTTATTAGCATCAAACTCCGTGCTAATCGCATAAAACTCTCTGCCATCCTCAGCCACCATGCCTATTGAAATAAGGTCTATCGTTAATCCATCGTCTATGAATTCGCAATCGTAGTAATAGCGCATGTTTTTACATTGTTTCTTTTTGGGAAATGGTCATTAGCTTAGGCAATAGCAATCATTTAGACCGTTCTGGATAGGGACTATTAAAATACCTTCCGCACTGTCTTTTGTATTCAAGCCCGATAGATTCATTACAGCCTGACAAATTCGAGTCTCTGTAAACTCCGGGCGTGTCCAGTCCACCCTCTAACAATCCTTGTGTACCATCCTTACGGCTGTTTGCGCCATGCCTTGTTTACATGGCAGGTTGGCCTATTCCCCAACCTATCGAGTTACCCGGTTTTTACCCCAGGCTGGTGCTTGAATACTTTGTGAGCGGCTGGCATATTCCCACCGAATTTGACTTTATTAGCGGTTTTACTGTCTAATATTACTTAATACTTAATAGGCCATATTGCTTATTGAGTATTTGTAACCTAATAGTAGGAGGCTCAGTCCTCTATTAGTTAAATCTACCGGGCGTGTTGGGCCTTGTAGTCGGTGGCTTGGAACTGGTGAGTTCGCAAGTCACAAATATTAAATAAAAGCCCTGTTAGTCTTAGACTTTCGGGGCTTTTTAATGTCTGAGCTATTCTAACCCACTTTCTTTATTTTCACGTTTAAGTTTTTTTTCTGTGTGTTCTTGTCGCCATTTACTCGATTCTTCCATATATCTTGGGTCACACTGATAACAATATTCTGTCGCATAATGCCCATGATACGCGTGGAACAATTTTTCCAGTATTTTTTTATTGTCACTTTGCTCATAAGAATTGGCGATTAAATTTATTGCAGGCGCATAATCTTTGGTAAACATCATCATGCTGGGGAAGTCGGGTAAAAACACAAAAAGTGATCTATCACAATCCATGCAAATATTAGCAAACCACGCTGTTGAATCCTCATTTTTATAAATGATTGCCATATCTTCGCTTGAAGAATTTTCACTAAACTTAAATGCTTCCATATACCCTGTCCTTTTTAGGTAGTCATCAAATTCCTCGTTATCAATCCACTCAGGTAATGAATTACCATCATCAGTCCATTCGCCCCGGTTGTACGTGTAATGTTGTGCCATTTTGTTTTTCCAAATATGCTAAAAATCAATAACACAAATTCGCATAAAAATTGCCAACTGGCAAAATTAATTGCTACTGGTAATGCCAAAACGAATCCACACATCGCACACGGTACAAAATTCCAGATGCAAAGTCAGCATCAGCCCTAAGTGTTCATTGCCGCACCGTGGGCATTTTTCGGCGTAACAGGGCAGGGTTATCGTGTCTGGGTCTTGGTTATTTTTTTCTATTAGCATCATACCAAGCCTTAGATTGAGATTTTACCTTTTCCTTATTTGCTTCATACCATAGATGCTTAGTTATTTTGTATCTTTCTTTATTTGCATCCTTATATGATTTGTAATATGCCTTTTTAGCTGCATAATCAGCTACATAATCAGCTGTACGTCTATTTAAATCACATACTTTGCATAGATAACTAAACCCATCCTTCCTACGCTTGTCTTTATAAAACAACTCAAGCGCCTTAACCTCGCCGCACTTCGAGCATTGTTTTTCTGTGCAAGTGGTCAATTCAACAATCCGGTAATTTATTTTTAGGGTTCCGTATGTCTGTGATTTCGTCCTTGAGTAGATTTATCTCTTGAACAAAATTAGCGTTGAGACTTCTCATGCTTTCCAACTCTTTGCGTAAATTGAATATTTCGTCCCTTAATTCGTTCCAGGCGTATTCTGAGTGCGGATTCTTTTTCTTTTCCTCAATAAAAAAGTCACAAAGCCGGGTAAGGCTAACTAATCTGTCGCCTGATCGCCTATCCTGATTGCGGTCTTTATGGGCCATAATTGTGCCTGAAGAACGGTCCTGGACCATCCATACCAAAGATACCTAAACAATTAAGAGCTGCTATAACCATCAATAAGGCGCATAAAATACGTATTAGCATCGTTATTTTTTGCGGTAATGGAATAAATTGAGCAATGATAAGCTCAACGATCCAAAGCACGATTAAAAGTACGATAAAATAAATTAAAAGCTGCACGAGACATTGCATTTTATTCTCCAGTTAAATTAATTTTATTTCTTATCATTGCGTAAATACTATATGAATAATATAGAAAAATATGGTAATATGTAACCTCTAAAACAATTTACGAGGATACTGTCATGTTTGATACTGATTTTTATATTCAACGAATAACCCAAAGCGGGACTCCCGAAAACACAGCAAGAGAAATTATACGAAGCATTTTTGACTCGCAAGTTGACTTGGTTAGCAAGCGTGATTTGAATGAAGCTGTAACCGATTTAAAGAATACTATTGTCTTGCTCGATAAAACCATGAGTTTGAAGATAATGGGCTTATACGCCTTTATATCACTGGTAGCGGTCGGTGTCGCAAAACTGGTGTTCATGCCATGAAGCTCAGTCAATATGCAAAGATACTCGGTATTAGTTACCGTACTGCGTGGAACTATTTTAAACAAGGCTCTATCCCCGGTGCTTATAAACTACCTTCAGGTACGATAATAGTGCCAGATAACGCCATACCAAAGGATACTGTTGATACTCCCCCACCTAAGGAAGGGGATTCTTTTTCTTACTAGCCCAATCCTTGCGGATTGGATTCGCTTACAAAGTTCGGCGGACTATCATAGACCGCGTGGGGATGAGTAGCATCAACGATTACAGGAGATACCTTTCTTGGCTCAACCACACAGAATATACCGACCCAGCCACCGATATTTCTACCAGCGTTTAGATCACTATGCTCATGTTTATTGCAATGCGGACAAAAGAAATCAAAGCCTTTCCTGACACCGATATGGCCGCAATTAAAGTGCGTCTTACTGGTGTATGAGGCTGGAATATTCTCAAACGCAACACCGGAAAGCATGGCCTTGTATTTGGAGAAGGTTTCCAACTGGAAGAACGGCCAGAAGTCTCTGTTCTTGGTTGCATCCGATTTTGTTTTCTTGTGCTGCTTGCTGGTTTTACGAATGCCGGACAAATCTTCCATGCGTATGCCACACTCGTTATGCTTGGCAAGCTCAACAAGTTGTTTACTCATGATATGGTTAATGTGCGTGACAATCCGTCTTTCCTTGCTCTCAAGCTTTCTTACCGCACGGTGCTTACCCGCCTTTTGCAACTTTTTACGGCGCAACTGGTATTGCTTGCGGATATGCTTGATACGGTTAGCTTTGAAGAAAACGCCGCGTCCATTCGGCAATGCGGCCACAGCAGGTATGTTTTGGCCTCTATCAACCCCTATCCAGTTTCCAGTCTCATCAGCATCGGGAACATCCATCGACACGGATATGCAGGCATACCAGATATTTTTACGGGATTTATAGAGCTTAATCGAACCAGCTTTAGCCTTGTTTTCAAGAAGTGCGTCTAGCCAGGCTATATGCGAGGCTTGATGGACTTCAATAGGGATGCGTTTCTTTATCCCACGAAACAAACCGAAGGCCACACTGTAGGTATCGCCTACTTTATGCAGTGTCCAGTTTTGGTTATTGGTTTCCAAAGGCAGGCATTTAAACTGCTTTACCTTTGTTTTGGCATTGGCATTGCGGATGGTTTGATTCATCCACGCCGAACCCAGCGGAATGTCACTGAAGCTTTTGGTGGTCAGTATGCGTCGTTCAGCTTTAGGCATGGCGACAATCTTGTTGGCAACTTCAGTATTGATGGCTTGCATACGAGCAAAATCATCCCGCTTAGACTCATTGAGTCCGAGGAAGGGAAGTTTAAGTGTTTTAGTCGCAGTAGCCATGTTGATAGTATAGCTAATCTTACGGAGTCTTGCAAGATGTATTATATACCAATATAAATTAGGCAAGACAACATAACCTACCCCTTAATAGCGGGTTTGGATTCCCTAAATAGGTGCGTAAACCAATTTTCTTTTTGTTCCTCGATCTTGATAGCATCGGCATCGGCTTGTTTTTGCAGTTCGTCGAAGTGAGCGCGTTCGTCCAGTACATCTTCACTGAATTGATAGAGTGCGTCTTTCAGGTATTTTGGGATTTCCATTTGCGTATCCTTTTATTTGTTTGTCTTATTAGTTTTTTGCATTTTCTTCATTATCTTTTTGCATTTGACTTTGCTGAAGCGAATTGCTTTATTGCTCATTTTTTTCATTATTATCTCTAAAAATTGATTGAAAACCTGCCCAGGGAAGGTGATAACCCAGGCAGGGAAACACTCTCCGTCTTAGATCGGATGGTTTATTTCGGGATGCACGGGCAATCTGGGAGAGGTTTTCGGATAATGAGGAATCCTAGCCCGTGCAAAACTGCTAACGCCTAAACTTCTGGTGTTGGTTCGGGTAAATTGTCAGCGTTGAGAGCGTCTAAAGCATCAACGGCAGTCTGGACAGCATCAAACGAAGCTGTTTGCTCTGCGGTCAATTC